ATAGTGATAATATAAATGATGTAGTTTTTCCAACACCACCAACATAGGAGTAGATTATGCAACAAGACGGAAGATTTAGCGGAGATATGGATCGCAACGAAGTAGAAATGGATTTGCAAAAATTCATGGCTATGATAGAAGAGATCGGTCAACTAAAAGATAAGATTAGAGAACTGGAAGATGAAACTAATGTGAACCCTTGGCAGAAAGTCATACACTTAGCAAGGGCAGTGGACTCATGGCGCATATTCCCAAGAATCTTTGTAGTAGTTTACATATACCTAATGTATGAATCAGTCATATGGTTTATGAACCTTCCTGAACCCAACCTTGAACAATCAGCACTGGTATCTGTAGTCGTAGGTGCTATGGGTGTGGTGTTCGGTGTCTACTCAGGTAAGAGCGGTCAAAGTAAAGGCTTTAAGGGAGAGGAAGATAAGTAGTCTAATAAAAGTCTCTATTGCCCTGAAGTTTTCCAAGAATATTCTTAGATACTTTTAGGTCATTAGCCATTATTTTTATATTCTCTTTGCCAGTACATTGATAATATGGAGAGTTAGGGTCTCTTTGATTTCTAACTTCTTCATCTAAGTTGCATGTGTGACAGTGCATTGCTTTGATAAGTTCACTGACTTGTCTTTCTGTAAATTCAAATTTCATTTTATTATCCTTGCAATTTTTAACAATTTTGTATTTAAAACATCAACCTGTTTCATATCTGTAAAACCCCAACAATCGCCTTCAAGCATTACTTCTTCCTTAAATTCTTTATCAGAAATGGATAAATGACAGTCTAACAACTTGTGTAGACTTTCAATTTCATTGTAAGTCAAAGAATTGAGAAGCTCTTTTTTTTCTGCTCTAGCACTTTTTGCTTTAAGATTTTTAACTGCTGTATCATAATCTTTACCACTAGCTGTCATTCCTGCGTATTTTCCCTCTTTATATTGTACTTTCATCTGATTCTCCTTTTTCAGTTTATACAACTATTATATACCCATATTGGGTTTGTTTGCAACACTTATATCAATTATTTTTATGTTAATGATAAACTGTGTTTATGGATGCTTTTACATTAATTGAAGAAGTTGGGTTGCCGATAGCCAGTGGCTTGGTCATGGGTTACTTTATATTCTTAATCATGCAACAGATGATGAACGGCTTAGTCAACAAGATTAAGACCGTAGAGGGAATTGCAAAGATGCTTATTACAAGGGCATCAATAATGAACAACGACATGATACGAATTGATACAAGCGTTTCTAGTGCGTTAAATCTGCCACCTGACTTAGATCGCATTGCAAGGGCAGAGAACTTTGTAGAGGACGGCAAGATAGATGCTAGGCGTGATTAATGGATATAGTCTCACTCATAGATAAGTTTGGCTTCACAACAGTTATGGTTGTTGGTTTAGGTTACTTTGTTTACTATGTATGGATAACTATAACCAAAACAATTGATCCTGCGGTAGCAGAAATGCAAAAGACTATTATTAGGCTGACTGATCAATTAAGGCTGTTAGATCAAGATATGATAAGATTACAACAGAAGGTAAATACAGTTTTAAAAATAAAAGATGAGGAAAAGAAAAAATGATTGAATTAATATTATGTATTTTGTCTCTTTATTTTTTGATACAAGCAATAGCAGATGACAACCATCCTTTATGAATAAAAAACAGAATCAAGAACAACGCAGGCATGATGAGATGTTGGTTTGGTGCGCTTTAATGTTTTGGATTATATTTTTAGTTGCTTTTAGCTTTAAGGTAAACGCAGATCAAATGGTACATAAATTTAAAAGTCCAAGTTTTAGCGGTGTAAATACAAGCAGTCATTACTTTACTGCAGAGAATCAAGAATTTAACAGAAAAAAAGCTATAAAAGATGAAATCAAAGCATATGCAGAAGAATTAGCAAGAGAAGCAGACAACACAACGCTTGCAAGATTCATAAGAAATTTAGAAAGTCGTATATACGCACAGTTATCTAGGCAACTTGTAGAAAATTTGTTTGGCGAAACTGCAAGTACAGAAGGTACTATAGAGTTAGAGGGTAATACAATATCCTACGAATCAGATGGAGAATTCATAACACTTATAGTTACAGATGCAGAAGGCAATACTACAGAAATCACTCTGCCTATTGGTTCTTTTACTTTCTAGTTGTGCATCAATACAAGTTGATAAACAATTAAAAAAAAATTTACTTGAAAAAGAAACCAAATACGCAAGCATATTAGATATTCAGTCTGAAGAACTGAAAAATGTTGCTATACCTAAAAGAAGACCAATAATAGCTGTTTATCCTAACAGTTTTACAGATCAAACAGGACAAAGAAAAAGTAACAGTGAATTTGCTTTATTTTCTACGGCTATAACACAAGCACCAAGCTCTCTACTACTTAGAGCCTTGAAACACGCAGGAAATGGTGAGTTTTTTAGAGTCGTTGAGAGAGTAGGTTTAGATAATCTAACAAAAGAACGACAATTAATAAGGTCTGCAAGAAAAGAATTTGACCAAGATGACATACAACCGCTTTTGTTTGCAGGTTTAATATTAGAAGGCGCAGTAATCAGTTATGACTCAAATATCAGAACTGGTGGCGGTGGTGCTAGATACTTAGGCATTGGCAAAACTGTTTCTTACCGAGAGGACATGGTTAATGTAAGTCTACGGATGGTTTCTACCGCTACAGGTGAAATATTAGTAGAAGTATTGTCACAAAAAACAATATTTAGTTATGCAAATAGCGATGATGTATTTCGTTTTATAGAATTAGGTACAGAATTAGTTGAATTAGAGTTTGGTGTGACCTACAATGAGTCAACCACCATTGCTTTAAGTAAAGCAATTGAGAGTGCAGTATTGGAACTCATTAACATTGGTTATGAGAGAGGGTTTTGGAAATGAATAAATATTTTTATATTATTCTCATTATCCCCATGATAGCAAACGCTGCAGATAATGAGATTTATGTTGATCAATCAGGTGCTACAGCTAGTATAGATGTAGAACAACTTGGTTCAGGTAATATTATTGGTGGTGCTAATGCAGCAGCAGGAAGCATGACAGCCTTAGACCTTGATGGTACAACGATGACTTTGGACATCAATCAAATAGGCAACACTAATAAATTTTTAGGCGATATTTACGCTGATTCTTACACTGGTTTCTTTGAATTTACTGGTGATACAAATACATTTAATATGCAAACTGACCCAAATAACACCTATGGTGCTGATTCTTCAGATGTAAATGTGCAAGTCACAGGATCAAGTAATACTTTTACATTAAATCATGCCACAGCAGCTTTGGCTTCTACGCTTGACTTGGATTGGACTATTCAAGGTTCTAATAATACTATTACATCAGCAATAGATTACGACACTGCGACTAACTATATGGATATAGACGGTTCAGATAATACAGTAACCTTTGATGCAGATGGATATGCAGGCGGATATTTTTATTTAGACCACACTGGCGGTAGCAGAACATTTAATGTACAGCAACAAAGCACACAAGATAATGACTGGCTTAAAATCACTAGCGTTGGTTCTAATGGCACTGTGTGTGTCGTTCAAAACGATCAAGGTAACAGCACAAGTTGTTGATATAGGTGATATATCTGAATTAACAGGCAACGCCCAAGTAGTAAGAGATAAAACTTACGATGCAAATTTAAAGTTTGCAATTCAACAAAATGACAAAGCCGTTACATCTAACGGCAGAATGGCTATTACATTTCTTGATGACTCAACTGTAAGGCTTACAGAGCATTCAAGATTAATAGTTGACGAATATATCTATAATTCTGATCCAAGCAAATCAAAGATGGCTCTTACCTTTGGTGTAGGCACTGCTAGGTTTATTACTGGTAAATTAAGCAAGATAGATAAAAAAAACATAAAGCTGAAGACACCGACAGCTAATATCGCCATACTAGGAACAGATTTTACCGCTACAGTTGACGAATTAGGACGCTCTCTAATCATTTTATTGCCTGATTCTATGGGATTATCTAGTGGCATGATAGAAGTAGCCACTGCAACAGGCACAGTGCGTCTAACAAAGCCTTTTGAAGCTACAACTGTTTCAGTTTTTGAGAATCCCCCAAGTAAACCATTAATTTTAGACCTTACATTGGATATTATTGATAATATGCTAATAGTTAAGCCACCTGAAGAAAAAATTACAGATGAAACACAACAAGATACTAATAAATCAAGTAGTTATTTAGATTTTGATGATTTAGATGTAGATTTTTTGTCTGAAGAGTATTTGGATGCAGAAGCAGACATAGAATTTACAGAATTAGATATTAATTACTTGGATGGCAACTTTTTAGAAGATTTATTAGACATTATTGATTCTTTAGCGGTTGGCGAGCAAGAAGATGAGGTTTCACAAGACGCTACATCTATAAAAATTACAGGAACTAAAATAGGACAAGACCCTGATACTGGTATTACTACTTTTATTACAGGACAAATTGTTACTCTAATGCGTACTGGTAATGACAATGCAAGATTGGATTTAGACGGCAGTGGTAGTTATACTGTAATAATAATACAAAATGGGGTAAGTAAAACTGTTCTTATCAACGGCGGTAGTAGCAGCAATATTACTATAACCCAAAGTGATTAATGAAAAAGTTAATATTTCCAACGCTTATAATCTTGCTTGGATTACCAATGTATTATTCTTTTTCTCCTTTAGAAACATTAAAACTAAAAACTTTTGACGCTTTAGTGCCAAGTAAAGAACCTACAGGTTTTTTTACAATTCTTAATATCTCAGATCAGGATGTTAGGGCAGAGGGTGGTTATCCATTTCCAAGAGCAAGATTAGCTATGATACAAGAAGAATTAGTAGAAAAAGGTGCATTAGGTGTAGGTTGGGTTATTGCTTTTGCAGATAAAGACAGATTTGGCGGTGACTCTGCATTTGCAACAAGCCTTAGATATGCGCCATCAGTGCTTGCAATGTTTGAAAGCGAGAATGGTAAATATCCACCCACAACAGGTACGGTTATATTAGGTGACAATATTACTGGCATTGAAGCAACTGGTGTGACACAAAATATCCCAATGTTAAGAGTTATTGCGGCACAAGGCATAGCTTCAGCACCAACAGAGGTTGACAATCTTGTTAGACAGATACCTTTACTTATGCAAACTGCTGATGGATGGGTTGCATCTTTTGGAACTGAGGTTTTAAAGACATTAGCGCAACAAGACACTTACATTTTAAAAGGTTCTGAGTTTGGCATAGAAGAAATAGCTGTAAGAGGTTTGCCACCTACTAAGCTTGATAAGTACGGTAGACAATGGATTAGTTGGGTTGATACACCACAAACTACATTGCAAGAGATGGATGTAGAGGGAAAGTTTGTTTTTGTAGGTGTGACTGCGCGTGGAGTTATGCCACAAATTGCAACCCCTGCAGGATTATTAGAACCTCATAAGATACAAGCAGCTTTGTCTGAGTCCATATTGTTAGAGGATTCTTTATACATACCTGACTGGTCCATAAGCCTTGAACTTACAATATTCTTTATATCATCTATTCTAATATGGTTAGCTATATATTACTTAGGAATAACTTTAGGCTTATCCACAGCTTTATTAATATTTTTATCTACAGCTTATACAGGATATGCACTTATCCACAAAGGTTTATTAATTGATGTAAGTTGGTCTTTGATAAGTCAATTTGTTATTGGCAGTACAGCTTTTTATCTAAGATTCAGAGAACAATATAAATTAAGACAACAAATAAAAAAACAATTTGAACATTACTTAGACCCAAGACAAGTAAAAGAACTGCAAAAAAACCCTGACTTGTTAAAGTTAGGTGGTGATAAAAAGACTTGTACTTTTCTGTTTACAGATTTAAGAGGTTTTACTGCCTTATCTGAGTCAGTTACGCCTGAAGAAGTTACTTACATAATGAATAAAGTATTGACTGCTCAACAGATAGCAGTGCAAAAGCATGGGGGTATGGTTGATAAATATATTGGTGATGCAATGATGGCAATATTTAATGCGCCTTTAGATTTACATAATCATAGTAGAGTTGCTGTAAAGTGTGGCTTAGAAATCATAGATAACATTAAAGAATTAAATAAAGAACTAGAAGCAGAAAAATTACCTAATGTAGCAATAGGAATAGGTATAAATTCAGGAGAAGCCATTATAGGCAATATGGGTAGTGCAAGTAGATTTGACTACACTGCAATCGGCGATGCTGTAAACACAGCAGCAAGATTAGAAAGTGCAACTAAGGATAGATCGGTAGATATTTTAATAGGCAAACAAACAGAAGAGTATTGCGGTTTTCATTTAAAAAAATTAAAGCCTATAATGGTTAAAGGTAAAAAGAAAGCGTTAGAAATATATACATGGGATGAAAGCTACCAAAAAAATTATTAATTGGCTTATCAGTCTTTTTGTTACTCGCTATCAAATAAGAGTATCATTTAACAAAGAATACGGAGATGAAGACGATAAAGTTTATATTTCCAAAAAGATAATTGTGCAAAAAGAAAATCATTTAAAGTTTCGTGACATAGAAAATAAAACCATAGAATACAGAAGTGCAGGTGGGTTAAACTATATTATTGAGGAAGTCTGATGCAACAAATATTCATAGGAATAATATTAATGCTAGGTTTAGCAACCTATTATTTCTATAGCCAAAACCAAATTTTACAAGCAAACAATGCAGCTTTAGAAGGCGCAGTCGCAACACAAGAAGAAGCAATTAAAACAATGCAAGCAGACTTTGAATTACAAACTCAACAACTACAAAACTTAACACTCAAAAGCCAAGCTGCACAACGCGAGCTTAATAGATACACACAATTTATACAAAATTACGAACTTACTGCTAAAATTTTAGCTGATCCAACAGAAATGCAGAGGAAAATTAATAATGGTACAAAACATATCATGGAAAACATTGAGCAAATCAGCAGCGTTGTTGATGATCTTGATGATGGCTTGCAGTTGCAGTCTACTACCGACTAAGCAAATAGAAATAAGCTCTAAGCCAATAGAACGCAAGATAATTCAACCTATCATGCCAAGAGAAATTGACTTGAAACAGCTACAATGGATTGCAGTTACACCTGACAATTGGGAAGAACAATTGGCAATAATTGAGGATCAAGAAGGTGAGTTAGTGTTCCTTGCAATGACGATTCCTGACTATGAAGTGATGGCATACAATATGCAAGAGATTAAAAGATACATCACAGAACTAAAGGATGTGGTGGTTTACTATAGAAAAGTAACTACCGAAAAACCAAAAGAAAATTAATAAGTGAACCCTGCGACTTCACCAAGGACAAAAAGATTGTATAAAACCTACATAATATACAATCACAAGGCACTGCAAGGTTCTAATCAATTATACAATTTTTTTTTTAAACTTCCAAAAAAGCATTAAATCTGATAGCCTTAAATTTTCATATAGGAGAATAATATGGGAATTATAGGAGAATGGATAGGAATTATCACAGGTATAGTATGTTTAGCATCTATGATCTGTGCTTTAACTCCTACTCCAAAAGATGATGCAATGATAGGAAAATTCTATCGCTGCATTGAGCTATTGGCTCTGAATATCGGTCGGAGCAAAGATAAGTAGATACTAGGGGGGTGCAGAAGCACCTTTTTTAATTTATGGCAAATACAGTTACACCATTCGTTTATCAAGCAACACTGGAAAGAGTCGTTGATGGCGACACTATAGATGTTACCCTTGACTTAGGTTTCAATGTCAAACTTCATAAGCAACGCTGCAGGTTGGCAGGTATTGACACACCTGAGTCAAGGACTCGTAACTTACAAGAAAAAGCATTAGGCAAACTAGCATCAGCAAGATTATCAGAATTATGTGTAGGAACATTTAAAATACAATCATTAGGTAAAGGTAAATATGGCAGAATACTTGCGATCCCTTATACAGAAGATGGCAAAGATATTTGTCAGCTTCTTATCAAAGAAGGCCACGCAGTTGAATACGATGGTGGCAAAAAAACAAAAGTCTGGGGAGAGTGACACTAAGTATACTGTTGAAGAGATTGCAAACTCTAAAAGAATTTACAAGTCTGCAACTCCTAAGTATACAATTGATTGGTACATAAAATGGGTATCTTCTATATTATTATTAGTTGCCATGTGTATTCGATCTGCTCAGTTCAATGCAGCATTAGACCTTGGACTTTCTTTTATAGGAATGCTTGGCTGGTTATGGGTAGGTATTCTTTGGAAAGACAGAGCTATTATAATTG